ATTGCTCGTGCTAACTTTCTTAACGACCTTGGGTTCAATCCTGATGTCGCCGGTAAACTGGATCATGCTGGTGCTGGTGATATACAAATTAAAAAAAGAGGAGCTGACACAGAAATCCTCCTCTATGAGCAGATCGGATTCGACTGGCAAACCTCTGAAGGCGTAACTGCCAAGCAATTTGACGAAGCGTTGAAGGGTGCTGGCTCTGGTAAAATTGTAGTCCGAATCAACTCGCCTGGTGGGGATGTGTGGGATGGCATTGCAATTTACAATATGCGGAAATCCACACCTAACCATGTAGAGACTGTCGTCGAGGGCGTTGCTGCCAGTGCGGCTAGTATCGTGGCAATGGCCGGTGACAGCGTCAGAATTTATCCATCTGCACAATTAATGATTCACTCGGCATGGACTATCGCAATGGGTAACTCGAGCGAGTTCCGCGATGTTGCCGATGTGCTTGAAAAGATTGATCTACAACTTGCTGAGATTTATTCAGCAAAGTCAGGCAAAGGGCCTGATGAGTTTTTGAGCATCATGAACAAGGACAACTACTACACTGCAAAAGAGTCTATCGAATTGGGCTTAGTGGATTCTGTGGTTGACCTTGAATCTGATAAAGAGAAACTTCCTGCTGCTGCGAGTGACAACAAGAGAATCACTGCTGACGCTCGTCGTCGAATGTTATCTCTTCGCAAAGCAAGGTTGGGCCTCTAGTCTGCCAAGACAGACACTACTGTTGATTTATTTTTCTAACTAAGGATTTGAAATGAAAAACGCAAAGCAACTGAAAGAGCAAGTCGGTGAAATCTTGGCTAAATGTGAGGCCTTGAACGAAATCTGTGCATCCGAAGGTCGAGACCTGTCAGCGGAAGAGCAAAGCCAGTTTGACGGCTGGTTGTCCGAGGTCGGCAACGACGGGAGCAATGGCGAAGGCAAGAGTGGTCTCTACGCTCAAATTGATCGTGCAGAGAAGTTCGAAAAGCTGGTTGCCAAGAAAGCTGCACCGCCTGAAGAGGCACCAAAGGCTAAGGCTGAGATCCGCTTCCCGAAAGCGTTTGGCGGTCTTAAGGCATTTAAGAATGAGAAGGATGCCTATGAGTGCGGTCTGTGGTTCCAGGCCAACATGCTAGGATCGGTTCAGGCTAAGCAGCGTTTGGCTGATATGGGTAGCATCTATGCAGCCCAGACAGAAGGTACTAACACTGCTGGTGGTCACACCGTTCCAGACGTGTGGTCGTCCTCGATCATCAATGTCATGGAGACCGCTGGTGTCACACCTAAGGTTGTCCGTCGCATTCCGATGACCTCAGACGTGCTGAATGTCCCCAAGCGAACCAGTGGACAAACGGTCTACTATCCTGGTGAAGCATCGGCAATCACTGCTTCGGACAAGGTCTATGGTACGATTGCATTGGCCGCTGTAAAGCGAGCTGTTCTGACGCAAGTCTCGAACGAGCTTATCGCTGACAGCCTCATCAATGTTGTTGATGATGTTGCAGCAGAAGCTGGGCATCAATTGGCCCTGAACCTTGATGACGAGTTCATCAATGGTGACGGTACTGGTTCTTACGGGTCTGTCACCGGTTTGGTTGATGACTGCGGTGCTGCCGGTACTCACACCCTATCGTCCACCAACACTAGCTTCGCTGACATTACTTTGGCGGACATCCACACGGCTATGAGCCTTGTCGCTGAGAAGTATTGGGATGACAGCCGAATGGCATTCATCATGCGTCGTAGCACCTGGGCTGCTGTTATTCAGAAGCTGGTCTACGCTGCCGGTGGTAACACGGTTGACAACCTTGAGGGTGGCAACCGCTTGAGCCTGTTTGGATACCCAGTCCATCTGACCGACAAGATGCCTGCTGACGCTGTTAGCAAATTCGGTCTGTTCTTCGGTAACTTCTACGAAGCAGCCTTGATGGGCCAACGTAAGGAAGTTGAGTTTGCTTCTAGCCAAGACTACGGGTTCAACTTGGATGTTCTGACGATTCGTGCTTTGAATCGATATGACCTCAACATCCATGCTAACCCAGGTGCTTCTGTTGCATACGGTGCTTACGCTGGCATCAAGACCGCAGCATCTTAATGAATGACTGATTCGGTACGGGGCTTCGGCCCCGTACCTTTTCTTTACTAGCAAGGACCACTATGAAAGTAAAGTTTACCAAGGAGTGGCGAGGCAACAAGGTTGGCCAAGTCACTGAGTTGAACAAGGGTGTTGCGATTTTGTTGCTGGCAAGGAACATTGTCGAAGAGGTTAAGAATGGCAAACAAATGGAACGCAAGAAGAACAGTAAGTCCGCTGGTAGAACCAGTAACAGTGGGTCAGATAAAAGACCACCTGAGAGTATCGACTAGCGTTGATGACACTGTCCTCGGCAACATCATAACGGCAGCACGTCAACAGGTGGAGAGAGACACTGGGAAGTCGTTAATTACGCAGACATGGCAGATGACGCTAGACTGCTTCCCTGAAGTTGGCGAACCAATAAAATTGCTTAACGGACCAGTTCAGTCAGTCTCGTCGTTCACTTACAACAACGCATCCGGTAGTAAGACTGCCTGGGCTGATTACCAACTGAAGACGAATGACATCCCAGCGTTGATTGTGCCAGATTTTAATGGATCATGGCCGACTGACTACAGCTACGACAAACGTGGAATCATCATCACTTATGTGGCTGGCTACGGTGACACTCATGTCGATGTCCCGTTTGAATTGCGGCAGGCCGTCATCATTAGGGCGGAAATGATCTACGACGGTGAGAGCCGTATGCTTAATTCGGCGTATGAGCGTCTCACAGCCTCTCTAAGGGTAGGATTGTACTAATGCGGTCTAGGACACTAACAGAGGTCTTCGTGCTTCAGAGGCGGTCTGAGAGCCTTGACAGCCATGGACAGCCGGTTGAGACGTGGGCAGACTTAGAAACCTTCCGAGGCAGCATTGAGAATGGGTATTCAAGGGAATTTAATCGGTACAATCTCCAAGAGTCGAGGACAGACGCTGTCATCCGCACTCGGAGGCTAGATACGGTCCCCACCCCGATGGACAGAGTCCGCACTGAAAAATCCGCAAGGATCTACAACATCATCTCAGTGCCGCTCCAGGGTGGTAATTCAGACGAGACTGTCATCGGAGTACAGGAGCAACCGTATCATGCCCCGTAAGGTGATTCGTGAGTTTGCTCAGTTTGCTGGTGGTGAGGTTTACATAACCGGCGAAGCTGCCCTGAAAGTGGCGTTTAGTGAGTTCACACCTAAGCTGCAAAAGAAGATTGAACGCAGGGTGACTCGCACAATCGCTTATCATATTCGAGAGCGTGTCAAGGGTATCACGCCGGTATTTACTGGTAAGATGCAAGCCAACTTTATCGTTAGGGCTGCACCGCTACGGTTGTCATCTGAAGCGTTGGCTAAGACGAAGGGTAGACGCAAGACACGGAAGAACATTGTTGGACACTCAGTTAAGACTGGCACAACATCGAAGTTAGGTATTAGTCCAAGAGACAAATACTATTACCCAGCTATCGTGGAGTTCGGAGCCCCCAAAAGGAACATTAAGCCCAATCCGATCATGAGACGTACACTCAGAAATGAGGCTAAACAAGCACGCATGTTATTTAGAACTCTCATGGCTGCTGAGGTTAGTCAGACAATAAAAGAACTAAGAACTGGTACGATCCGGCCTGATGGAGTGAAAATCAAAAAATGAGCAGTCAGATAGGCAAGGTGATTCGTACTACTCTGCTGGCCGATGCTACTATTGCGTCGACAGTGTCAAACAGAGTATATCCGCTAGTGATGCCGATGAACACGGCGTTCCCAGCGATTATGTATACGGTGCTAAATACTAGGAGTGATTCTCACCTGAAGGGTACAACTGGCATAGCCGAGACTATGCTACAGTTGGATGGATACAGCCAAAACTATTCAAGTTTGTTGTCACTTATGGAGTTAGTTCGGCTAGAGATCCAATCCATTCGGGGGACTTATGATAGCGTGTTTATTAATTCTATCGACATCGATAGTTCTTATGACACG